ATATATATATGAATAAAATTAATGAATTATATACACAATTAGCTACAGATATACCACAGTCTGATAGACCTGTAGCTGTGCCTGAAGATAATTTTGTATTACCTGAGTTAGATGAAGCACAACAAAAAGAATTAGGTGATTATATTAATCAAGCATATAGTATGTATGAAGGATTATCACCAGCACAAAGACTTGTTGCTGAAGTTGCACCTGGAACTGGTGAAGCTATATCAGCATATGAAGCTAAAAAGTTTGGTGAAGAAACTAAAGAAGCATTTCAAGAAGGTAAATATGGTGAAGCTGCACTAAAGGCTGGACTTACTGGTTTATCTGCTTTGGGTGCTATACCTATTATAGGAGCAGCAGCTAGAGTTCCAAAAGCTGCAGCTAAAACAGTTGCTAAAAAAATATTAAAAGAAAAAGTAGAGGCACCAAAACAAGAATTTACCAGTGCTAAAACATCTAGACCACAGATTGCTGCAATATTCAAAGATAAAAATTTTGATATTAAACCTGGTGAAATTAATATAGATATTGGTGGTGGTAAGTTTGATAAAGGAAGTGATTATTTAAAGAAAAATAAAAAAGCAACAAATTTAGTTTATGATAAATTTAATAGAAGTACAGAACATAATGATAAAGTATTAAATACTATATCTAAAAAACCTGCTGATACAGCAACAGTTGCAAATGTTTTAAATGTAATTAAAGAACCAGAAATTAGAAACTCAGTAATTAAAGAAGCAAAAGATTTTACTAAAAAAGATGGTAAAGCATTTTTTATAACATACGAAAAAAAAGGAACTGGTGTTGGTGAAATGACTAAAGATGGTTTTCAAACTAATATGAAAACAAAAGATTATATACCAGAAATAGAAAAAGTATTTGGTAAAGGAAATGTAGAATTAAAAGGTAAAACTATTGTTGCAACTAAAGGAACAGCTCCTTTAAAAACAAAAGGTGGTAGTACAGTTAAAAGAGGTGGTGTAGTTAAAAATGTTGAGTATCCTGTAGGAAAAAATATAGGTGGTGCTATTTATTTTCATAAAGATTATATAAGTAGACAACCAAAAGAGTTACAAGATATTTATAATAAAGCTATAAATAAATTACCAAAAGATTTTAATTTTAAAACTATTAAGTATGATTATAATAATAAAAATATAAGATTTGAAGAAGCTCCAGACTTTGATACTGCAAGAGAACCTAAAGTTGGAAAAAATATAACTATTACACCAGAGGGTGATGTTGGTAAAATTAAAGATTCAGATTTAATATATCATCATAAGTGGACTTGGGTCGATAATGATTACCCAGGATTTGATGTAAAAAAAGAACATAACTGGTCTAGAGAGTGGTTAGATAAAGGAGTAGACCCTGGAGCTGGTCGTAAAAATAAATGGGAAGAAAATTTAAAAAAAGCAAAATTACCTATGGAGAGGAACTAAATAATGGCAGTAGAAAAAAATCCATTTGAACAAAAAGAAGAATCAACCAATGTAGTAAATATAAATGCTACAGTACCAGAAGATGAGAATGTATCTTTTGAGGTAGCTGATGATGGTGGAGTTGTAGTAAACTTTGGTGAAGAAGGAATAGAAGAAGAGGTAACAGCAAAAGAATATTATACAAATCTTGCAGAAGAGATGGATGAAGGTTTATTAAATGATATTGCTAATACAGTTATTGATAATTTTCAAGCAGATAAAGATTCTAGAGGTGAATGGGATTCAATGTTTGAAAGAGGTTTTGATTTACTAGGATTAAAACTAGAAGATACAACAGAACCTTTTGAAGGTGCTTGTACTGCAGTACATCCTTTATTAATAGAGTCTGCTGTCAAGTTTCAAGCAAAAGCCTCACAAGAATTATTTCCATCTGGTGGGCCTGTAAAAGCACAGATATTAGGTAATCAATCTGTGGATAAACAAGAACAAGCAAATAGAGTTCAAAACTTTATGAACTACCAGTTGACTGAACAAATGCCAGAATACTTTGATGAGTTTGAAAGAATGTTATTTCATCTACCTCTCATAGGTTCTGCTATTAAAAAAGTATACTATGATGCTGGATTAGAAAGACCTGTATCAGAATTTGTACCTATTGACCAATTTTATGTATCATACTATGCTTCTAATTTAAGAAAAGCAGATAGATATACACATGTTATTTATCGTAATCCTGTAGATATGCAAAGAGATATAGAGTCTGGAAACTATAGAGATGTAAGTTTACCAGAAGCATCTAATCCTATGCAAAGTAATCTATCAGAAAAATTAAATACTATTATGGGTATTTCACCAACAGCAGATAGTGACCCACAATATGTATTACTAGAACAACACGTACATCTTGACATTCCTGACCCTGAATGTGAAGAAGGTGAGTTTGCTCCTTATATTATTACAGTAGAAGAGGAGTCTCGTCAGGTACTAAGTATTCGTAGAAACTATAGAGCTAAAGATGCAAATAAAGAAAAAAGGATGCATTTTGTCCACTACAAATTTGTGCCTGGCTTTAGTTTTTATGGGTTAGGTCTTATACACTTCTTAGGTAATTTAACATTAACAGCTACAGCAGCAATGAGAAGCCTTGTTGATGCTGGACAGTTTGCTAATTTACCAGGAGGGTTTAAGGCAAAAGGAGTAAGAATGGTGGGTGATAACGAACCTATTGCTCCTGGTGAGTTCAAGGAGGTCGAAGCAACTGGTATAGACTTACAAAAGGCTATAGTTCCTCTCCCATATAAAGAGCCTTCCTCAGTGCTATACAATATGCTTGGATTTGTAACTGCTGCAGGTCAGAAGTTTGCAGACAGCACAGAACAAATAGTTTCTGATGCTGCCTCCTATGGACCAGTTGGAACTACTATGGCTTTAATAGAAGCCTCTAGTAAATTCTTTTCTGGCATTCACAAAAGATTACATAAATCACAAAGAGATGAATTTAAAATTATTGCAGAAATAGATTATGATTTTCTACCTGCAGAATATCCTTATGATGTTCCTAATGCAAGTAGAGAAATATTTAAAAAAGATTTTGATGGTGTTGTAGATGTAATACCTGTTAGCGACCCTAACATACCTTCTAATGCACATAGAATGATGTTAGCTAATATGGCATTACAAATGGCACAACAATCACCACCAGGTATGTTTAATCTTGAAGCATTAAATAGAACAATATTAAATGCTGCTAACATGCCTAATATAGAAGAGATATTACCAATGGCACCAAAGCCACAACCTTTAGACCCAGTATCTGATATAGCTGCTGCAACTAAAGGTATACCTATCTCAGCTTTTCCAGGTCAAAATCATGATGCACACATTCAAGTAAAGATGGCTTATTTATCAGACCCAATGAATGGTGCTAGTCCTGTTATGGCTAGATTAAAACCTGTATTAGAAGCAAATATACAAGAACATTCTATAATGAAATATCAAGAACAAATGAGTGGTACGGCTAAAGTTATGATGGAACAAATGCCTCAACAACCTCAACAGCCTACAGAAATAGAAGCTGTTATGGCTGCTGCAGCTCAAGATGTTCTTAATGCTAATATAGCAATGGGTAAACAAATGACACCTGAACAACAGTTAGTAGCATTAGAACAATCTAAAGTAGAACTTGAAAAAGAAAAAATTAAATTAGATGCTGCAAAAGAAAATGCTAAGATAGCAATAGAGGCACAAGAATTAGATATTAAACGTCAAGGACAAATGATAGATGCTCAACATAAAGGTATTACAACTTCATTTAAAGCACAAAAATCTGTAGATGATAGAACAAGTAGAGAAGCATTAAAGAAGTTAGATATGATGACTAAGTTATCTATTGAAGAAGAAAAAATACAATTAGAACAACAAAAGATGCTTTTTGATTCTGCAAAGAAACAAGTAGATACAGAACAAAAAGAAGATTCAGAAGCATTAAAGTTTTTAAAAGATATAGATAAATAATTTTCTAGGGTTTATTAACTTCTACTGACTGACCTAGCAGACTCGCCAAGACAGTAGATTATTTAAGGAGAAGAAAATGGCAAACACAACTTTTAATGGACCAGTTAGGTCTACCAAAGGTTTTCAAATAGCAACTAGAGATGCTGATTCAGATGTTGAAACAACAAGAATGAGTTCAGGTATGCCTGACTTAACTGGTTTAACACTTACTGACACAGGCACTGCTACAAACATTACTTTAGTTGATAACTCATTAAACGTAGTTGATTACACTGGTGCAGCAGCTTGTGCAGCAGCTTTACCTG